AATGATTGTCAGTGCAGCATAACCCCATCAAGGCTGTACCTTATGGTACAGCCATTTTATAGGAGAATACAATGTTTAAAAATTTAAAATCAAAAATCAAAGAAATTGCCGTCAATGCAGTTCTTTATGCTGAAGAAACTTTAGGTAGCAATAAAGGCAAAGAAAAGAAATCTATGGCAATTGAGTACATCGTTTCTCGTATTCCCATAATTTCACCTTTGCAAAAACTAGTTGCAATGTTGTTGTCAAGCTTTATTGATGACGCAGTGGAATTTGCAGTTCAGTACATGAAAGAAGGAGGACTCAATGGAAGAAATGAATAACTTCGAAAATATTTCATCATCTGCCGAGCAACAATTGCCTGAGCAAGATGGTTTTGCAGAAGATGCAGTTAGAATTCAGGGGCTTGTAAATTCAGGCGTACTAAATCCTCAACAAGGGCAATATTATATGAGTCAATTGGCAAAAAAATCTTTAGAAAGACTCACTCAAGCACCTATTTCAAACTCATTTGATTCACAAAATGCTATAGAAGAATTCAGCAAAGAAAATCCTGATTTCTTCAGGGCAGATGGCAGAAGTGAAGTTCTGAATTACCTAAAAAACTCAAGTTTTATTGTTGATAAAGATGAAATGAATATCATATCTCAAATGGTAGAAAAACTCGAACAAGCTGCTATTGACAGATATGTTAAACAACAAGCTCATGAAAAAGCTCTTAACGATCAAAACGAAGCTGCAAAAAGAAAATTGACTGCTAATGCACAAAATTCTTCTTTTTCAGGAAAATCAAACAAAGTCTTTACTCGTGAGCAAATCGGCAAAATGAGTGGTGCAGAATTTACTAAAAACGAACCCCTTATTATGGAACAACTCAGAAAAGGTCTTATACGATAACTGTAAATTCAATCTCCTTTCTAGGCGGCTTAGCCGCCTTTTGAAAGGAGATGTTAAAGGAGAAAAAAAATGAATTATCTAAAATTAATTAATAAATGCTTGGTAGAATTAAATTATAAACAAGTTAATGCTTTTAGCGAATTAACTAAAAATGATCATAAAAAAATTAAAAATATACTAAATCTAGTTAATACAGAAGTTTGTAGATTAGACAAATGGAACTTTTTATTAAGAGAAACAACTTTAGTTTTGCCCAAAAACACTGGAAAAATTAAAAATACGATTAAAGGCAGAATTACTCTTGTCATTATTGATGGAACAGAATTTAATTTTCATGAAAATTTTGAAGATTTTCTAACAGATTCTCAACCTTCCAATACATATTCTGAATTTAATGATCAACTTCTTTTCCCTATTTTTAGTGAAGAAAAAGTAATTAAAATTGTTTACTATTCAGCAAATAACGCAAAAGATTCAAATGATAATGAGAAAAATTATTTAGAAAATGAAAACGATTATTCTTTAATCCCCGAACCATTTGTTGAACCAATTTTAGTTTATGGAACATGCCTCAGATTAAAAGCCAATCCTCAGCATGTTAAATTTACTTATTGGATGAGCATGTACAAAGATGCTCTCGCAAACTTACGTTCAAAAAATTGTGCAAGCAGCGAAAACAGCCCAACTGTAAGGATTTTTCGTTATTAAGATAAAAAAAACAGGAGTTTTTCATTTCCCCTGTTAAGATTTACACTAGCCGAAATATAAATAGCATGACTATTATACAATTTTTTTCAAAAAAATACAAATTATACTAAGAAATGTAAAAATGAAACAACTAACAACCCAACAAAAAAAATTCGTAACAGAATACATAAAGTGCCTTGACGGCGAGGTTTCAGCCAGAAAAGCAGGATACAAATCCAAAGATTTAAAAGAAATTTCCAATAATCTTTTATCTAAAGATTTCGTAATAAATGAAATAAAACTTCAACTTAAGAAACAAATTTCTTCACTTTGTGTAAATAAAGGTTACGTAATACAAAAATTATTACAAATAGCAGAATTCTCACTCGAAGAAGAAGATATTTTAGACAAAGAGGGCTATCCCACAGGGAAAAAGAAACTTCGTGACACTTCTGCAGGACTAAAGGCTTTAGAAAGTCTATGCAAATATTTAGGATTTCAAAAAGAAGATGATGACTATAAAGAAGCCAAAATCATAACTATATCTAACTTAGACGACAGTAAAATATAGAAAGGAAAAAACATGAAAGATATGGAACAAGTATTATTAAACAATGCTTCTCTTGATGAACTTATTAAAATGAAAATAGAAGAAGAATTTAAATCTAATTCTAAACAACAAAAACAAAAGGCAAATAAACAAATAATTACAAATTTAAACGAAGCGCCTAAAGATTTAATATTCAGCAAAAATTCTGTTTTCAGAGTATACAACAGAATTAATAAAACCGAATCGCTCATAAATGGCATACAAGCTGATGCAATGATAGGGATTCAATCAGGAATTCGTGAAAAATTTTTAGACGGTTCTCTGACTGCATTTTCAACAGATGATGCATTTGTAAAATTTGAGAAAGTGTTTTATGTGTAAATTCATAGAATTACGTCCTGAACATATCGATTTTGTCAGTCATCTTTATAACAAATATAAAAAATACTTAGAAGATGACTACAATGAAGATACCTTAGCCGGCTTAATAAAGCGAACAAGTCCTTTCTTTTGGGTAATACTCTCCGACAAACCCTACTTATCACCAGCCGGCTTTGTGTATCTTGAAAATTTCACAGGCAGCAGTAAAAAGCTTCATAGTGCGGAAGTGACGACTTGCATTCATCCCAAATTTTGGGGCAATTTTTCAAAATACTGCGCAAAAATTTTCTTTAAAAAATGTTTTGACGAATTAGGTTTATACAAAATAAAAGCACTTATTTATCCGCAAAATCAAAGAGTTCGAACTCTACTAAAAAGTAGCGGTTTTATAAAAGAAGCGGAACTTATTGGCGAGACTTTTCGCAATGGAATTCCGCAAAACATAGAGGTACATTCATTATTTAAAACATATTACGAGGTAAAACAAGATGAAATTTGAAATCGAAGACTTAACACAAAAATTAAAAAAAGAAGATGAACTTATTTTAGCATCATCTATCATAACAAAATACGACAAATTCGAAGAATCCAGAATATCACAATTAACGGACATCAAAGCGATTCGAGATGCAATATATGGAGCAACAATACCAAAAATTAATGCATGGGGAAGCCAAATGCAACTTCCAGAAATTTACGAACTTGCCCAAACTTTAAAATCCCACATTGGACAGAATTTATATTCTCATCCAGAAGCAATGTTTGACGTTTCCGGTACAACACCACAGACGCAAGCTTACGCAAATAGACAAAAAGCTATGCTCGTAAACACTTTTGAAAATATGAAAATTGAAGACGAATTAGAAAAAGTAATTGATAGCATCGTTGAAACCGGTGAAACAACTTTGTTTGTTGGTTGGGAAACAAAAGTAAAACAAACCAGAAGAGCGCAAACACTTGATGAACAAATCCTTAACCCTACAGAACAAGGTTTTGTTGTAGAAGAAAAAATCGTTTACGACAATGCAAAGATTAAACATATCAAATCGGAAGATTTTGTATTCGACAAAAACAACAGAGATAAGTGGGATAACTGTGCAAAAATTTACAGAACATATTCCACTTTGGACGAGTTAATTTCAGATAAAGCAAACAATTTACTAACGAAAGAAAAACAGGAAATCTTGAAAGGAGTGGTGGCAAATAAAAAACAAAAAAATGACGATAGATCTGTTGCGGGTAAAAAACTTGAAATTTTAGAATATTGGGGCGACATTGAATTAACAGACGGAACTGTTTTAAAAAATTGGCTGGTTGTTGTAGCCGGAAGACGTGAAATTATTCGTTTTGAATCAAATCCATTTGTAATAAATCCATTTATACACGCTAATATAATTGAGTGTCCAACAACTTGCAGGGGGATTTCACCTTTAAGAGTTGCTTTAATTTTGAATAATATTTCATCTACAATTTTAAATAAACAAATTGACGCATTAGCATTAATGATGAATCCGCCTTATTTAGCGCCAAAAGGATGTTTTAAAGGGGAACAAGAAGTTCGTCCAGGCAAAATTATAGAATACGACGCTGCCCTAATGCCAAATCAACCTACACCATTAAGTTTTGATAAGGCAATGCAGGGCTGGGAATTCTTAAATTATTTCAAGGGAACAATAGAAAGTGCAACCGGAATTTTCAAAAACATGGCTGGGAATCTTCAATCAGCGGAAAGAACAGCAACAGAATTAAATTATTCTGTAAGCGGGCAAGAAGCACGTTTAAACATGATGTTAGATGCTATAAACCGTAAAATTGTAGTTCCAATGGTTGAAAAAACCGCAGAAATTATCGCAAATTTCAAGCTTGGAAGTGAAATTATCGGATTGAATGATCACGGCAAATCTACATTTTTAGAAATAGATGATGAAATAAGAAATGCTAATTATGTATACCGTTACGGCGATAGAAAAGCAACATTTGAACGTAAGGCAAGGTTAAAAGAGTTATTTGAAGTCGTAAAATCATTTGCGCAAGTTCCAGAAGTAGATGAACAAATTGACTGGATGGAATGCTTCAAATTTGCACTTGAACAATACGGAATCGAAAACGCCAGCAATTTTTTAGTTGAGAAATAGAATTAAAACTAAGAAATATATTTAATTTTTAATTCCGTCAAACAAAGATTCTATATTTTCTTCAGAACAAACAGCAGAATTATTCAAAAAAACTTGATTATGTTCACAATAAGCCAATATATTTTTATAAGTTCTTTCTATTTGTAAAACAGTTAAAGAGTAGTCATTTAACCATTTCGTATGAAAATACATAGTTCCATAACTTATTGTATCAGTCTCAAAACGAGGATGAGCTATTTGGTCTTGAGTTTTTCGATATTCTTTAAAAGCCTTAATATCCTTTTTAAAAGCTTCCACAAAAAGTTTGTCCTCTTCGAAATTTTCTATTATTTTTTGGCAAAGTTTATCATATTTTGAATCAAGTAAATTCATAGTACGAACATTATAATCCAACATTTGTGTTTCGGAATAAATGTTGCTACTTCGTTTTTCTAAATAAGGATTAATATCAACATTATACGAAGTTTCAAAAGCTAAAATACTATAGTTACATATAAATAAAAAAAATAGTACAAAAGATATCTTTTTCATATCACAAGTATAACATAAAGGAGAATTAATATGAATAATAATTATTTTGAAAAAGTATTACAAATTTTATTCCCATTAGAGGGTGGTTATAGCAATCGAAAAAATGATTGGGGTGGTCCTACTAATTTTGGTAT